ATCAAAGATGGCGGCTCACTGTCGACAAAACTGGATTTTCCAAATCCCTTTGACAGTTGACCCCCGGTCTCCGGATATGAGGCCGGGGGTCATCCTATTTCTGGAGGAAGGCATGGACGGGATGTGCTCGCAGTGTGACGACAACATGGATAAGCACGTTCTGATCAACACGACCGGTGACCCGATGGACGGCGGCTTCATGCTCTGCCCGGTCGTCGGCTGCCAGTGCTTCTCGACCTGGGGAGTGGGTGAGGACAGCTCGGTCCCATCTACACCTGATCCTGCAGAGGTTGCGGCTCTCCGCGAGCGCATCCAGAGCCCTTGACACCCTGGCTCCAGTGAGCTAACCTTGTCCGTGTAAGCAAGACAAAGTTACTCCTGGAGGAGAGCGCAATGCCCGCAGAAATCGACACCATGTTCAGTGTTCGCAAGGTCCCGTGGCATCAGGAAGGCCTGGTCATCCCGGAGTACCCGGGGTCCTGGGAAGAGGCTCGGAAATTCGCCGGCCTGGAGTGGGAGCCGGTCGAGGAGCCCGTGTACCGGCTGGCAGGTCCTGAGGTCAAGGACATGCCCATCTACGAGCTGCACAGCATGGACGTAGACGGCTTGCCTCTGTACAAGCTCAAGGGAACTGAGCCAGTCGAATGGCCCACCTACGAACTCAACCCTGACCACAAGCACATCGTGCGTTCAGACAACCGGAAGATCCTGTCGGTCAACACTAACGGCTACGCCCTGATCGACCATGAGTCCATGGGCGAGATCATCGAAGCCGTGCTCGGGATCGAGAACGTCAAGTACGAGACGGCCGGCTCCCTCGATGGCGGCAAGGCAGTTTGGTGCTTGGTGTATCTCGATGAGCCGATCGAGCTTCCTGGCGATAACACGGTCACCTACCCATTCATGGCCATCACCAACCGTCACGATGGTAAGGGCGCCTGCACCCTGCGCACCACGGCCATCCGGATCGTGTGCATGAACACCTTCCGGGCAGCTGAGATGGAGGGCGAGCGCACTGGCGCTACCTTCTCCTTCCGGCACTCGAAGAACTGGCGTGAGCGCATCACTGAGGCCAAGGAAGCTGTGACCGGCGCCCGCAGGGAGATCCAGGCCTACCGGGAGCTGGCGACCGAACTGTTGGGTCAACCGATCACGGCCGGACAGCGCGAGTTGTTCGTGGCCGAGTTCATCCCGATGCCGCCTCAGGGTCTGGTCACAGAGCGGGTCATGGGGAACGTGGAAGCTGCACGCACATCCCTGCGGAACATCTTTGTCTCAGCAACAACTGCAGACATAGCTGACACCGCGTACGGACTCATGCAGGGCGCAGTCGAGTACCTGGACCACGTCCGTACCGCACGCAGCTGGGAGACCAAGCTCGGCCGTACCATCATCAAGCCTGAGCCCTTGAAGGCCAAGGTATTGAGGCTGGTCCGTGAGGTCGCTGAGGTCGGGGTATAACAGACTCTGCTGGGGGCAGGCCGGCCCTGCCCCCAATCGTTGAAGAGGAAGAAATGAGCTACTACAAGGACAAGCTCCAACATCATCTGGACAAAGCTGAGCATCACCAGCGGACTGTTGCTGCAATCGAAGACGCTGCTCTAAGAACAGCGGCAAAGGAAAGTGAACGGCGACCACGCGCCGACAGATCAACACTGCCCATAGAGTACGCAGCCGCCGTATTGCTGGAAAACAATTTCGCCTATAAGTCGGCATGCTCCAGTCGAAATGCCCACCAGGCCCAGGTGCAGATGTATCTTGCTGCCATCCTTGGTGGCCTCGATAACTAGGGACTTGAGATGAAAGCTTTGATCATATTTGCCACCGTATTTGTCTTCACCTTGATAACGGTGGACCCATTCAAATACACAACGTTCAGCGATGTCGAGGCTCAAGCCTATTGCAACAACATTGGTGGAGAACTCGATGTAAACGGGCCCATAGTCATCTGCTCTAAATGGACTGACGGACCAACAGAAGACTGCGAAATCTGTTATCGCACCGGCAAAATCCAGTTCTGGTGGGATAAAGACATGGACAGAGTCCGGTTCTGGAGGGAGAAATAATGAAGGTCTTTGTGACTATGGTTGATGAAACCCACGCAGATCCCATTGCGTATGTATTCACAACTCCTGAGGCAGCTGTCGCCTATGCAAAAATAGTGTGCCAAGAATGGGCTCGCAGTGCCGAAGACATAGAAGAGGAACCAATTGGAGGATGGCTGTACTACGCCCGCTATTCGCCTGAGAGTTCTGTCTGGACATTTGAGACAGAACTGTACCAAGAAGGTGAGACCCCTGTGCCATGAGCCATGTCCAGCATCTCCCCATGGACACCGGAGCTGTAGCTGCGCTACTGGGATTGAAGGTGGCAACTGTTACCCGGTACCTGACTGAGTCCAGGAAGATAGATGGTCGCTATTACACCTACCCTTTCCCGGAGCCTGATGACTACATCAGCGGTGCACCCTACTGGCTTTCCAGCCGGAGCTGGGAGATTGAAGATTGGAATCGCTGCAGGCCGGGACGAGGAGCTGGTGGTGGACGCAAGCGCACATGAGAAAAGGTATCGACATCAACTAGAAGTTGCTATAGCTCCCGGCATCTTGCCATAACGACTGCAGGGTCGTAGACAAAACATCACGTGGGCTTGCGATCCGAACCTCTTTCTTTTCACCGTCCATTAAGAAACGGCAAGCATGGACTAGGGCATCCAGTCGGTCTGGAGATTCACGTGACCCCCACCCAACAAAGGTGGACATCTGGTCCTCCAGCTTGGGCATATGCCCCACCATGTGCAGCCGACCCTGCTCACAACGCATTGCAACAGGTTCGCCTCTAGTTCTCTTACCCACCTTGGTGTCAATTCTAACCAGCGGTGGCTTGGTATGTGCCTCGAATACGCCCTGGCCAACCAGCTCAAAGTAGGCGTCATGAAATACCTGCTGCATCCAGCGCTTGCCTAAGTTTTCCTCAACCACCAGTTTGTCGGCACCAAACTCAGATACAACGCGCCAGGCCTCCAGGGCTGCAGCTCGGCCCACAGCCATAACTGACCGATCAGCTTGAACGTACAAATGCTTCTGTCGGTCACGGGATACGACAACGATCCCCATCTCGTCATCTTCACCAGTGAGGCTTGGGTCTACGCCAACGACCGTGGCAACTAGACCATCAGGTGTGTCGTCAACCCGGTTGTTCTCAATGTCCAGGCGCGTGAACAAGGCGCCGTCGAAAGCCTCGATGATGTCGCCATACAGTTCTTGGCGACCGATGGTTGTTCCCTCGAAACGACGTCTTAATTCCTCAATTACCAGTGAGGATAGATTGGCTTGGTTTTCGAACGTGGACCCACGAATAACGTGGACTGTGCCATCATCTCGCTTTACCCAGTCCTGGATGATATCGATCGGTTTCGGTGTCGTAGTTACAAAGGCTCGTGGATGATCATTCGAAAGATCGGTTCGTAGGGAAGGCATGATTCCTTCACTCCACGAGCGTCCTGGCCAACGCCATTTGCAATTATGGATAAGCAGCTGACCACTTCCGGCAAAGAACTCTGGAGCGTCACCAGCAACCGTAATGTCATAGACGTCAACTGGAGCGGAGACCTTGACGACGTCTACGACGAGCGTCATTGTTCTTTTCTCTACCGGCTGCCGCTCGACAAGAGGCACTGCAGAACTTTGCTCGCATCCCGGTACTAAGGTAGTCAACACCGCATTGAGCACAGATGACTTGTCGTGCTTCTCGACGCCCCCAATAAGCTGTGAGCCGCTTAGAGGTGGCCTCTGAGGAAGTGTTGCTAATCCATGCTTCATCATCCCGCTGCCTGCAGCTAAGGACTCGGTGATCGTGAGCGGTAAGAAGCTCCAGATTTCTGATCCGGTTATCCCAGCGTTTCCGATTAATGTGGTTGACTTCATGGCCGTCTGGGATGGGTCCGTACTCCTTGATCCAGATACATCTATGGAGCAATGACCCAGACCGATTGAGGTGGTAGCCCATCCTCTTATTGAAGTACCAGCGTTCATCATCCCAGTCATAGAAGGCGGGAGCTTCGCTAGCGACTGGGTCTTCATTTCCTGTTGACATGTCGCCATAATGTCATATGGCGCTACGTGGCGTGCGTCAACCCACCGGCCGTTTGCCCAAACCTTATGCTCTGGTGTGACTCTGACGACACCCGAAGTGGTTCTGATCTCCAGAACCTCAGCATTACGGCGAGTGAGCCCAGCCCTAATAACTGGACGCCATCCCTTGCGCGTCAGCACTAGGTCCCCAACGCACGCATCTTGTACCGGGATTTGCCCCCGCGCTGTGGTTATCGGCTCATTCTCAGCGACACAGATCTCATCAAGCCACGCCCCAGCTAAGTTGTAACCACGACCAACATCCGGGTCATCCGCGCCCTCGGTGTAGATCTTCGACCCGTTGGGGAACAGCACCATAGGTCGTGGGGACATCTTGTAGCGGTGCCGAATCTTCCGACGCTCCAATACCCGAAGGATGCCTGCCGGCCCTTCCATGCAGATGGTCCTGGCATCGGACAAGGTCTCCGCGATCACCAACCACTCAGTGGGCGTGCCGCTGCTGTCATAAGGATGTTTAAGGACTTGACCAACGATCCATTCACTTCCACTTCTTGATTTCCCGAAAGCCGCGTCCGGCTAAGGCTAGACAGACAAACCACCCGCCATCAGGCGGCACCTGTTCTGGTCGTGCGACCCACCACCACTCCCCACGGAGCATCTCCTCGATCATGTACGACGGTTGTTCCGCCAACCACGCCAGGCGCTCCAGCTCTGGGAGGGCTGCAACCCTATCCTGTAGCGATAACCCCATAGCAGGTGATGCTACACCAAATGTCCGATGTCTTGGATCTTCGGAACTAGTTCGGCCTCAAGGGGTTGACACCCCCACGTAGGGGTGTGGTACTGTTGCATCAGCGCCAGGGAGCTTGAGGACCTGGATGAGCTACTTGAAAACTGAAGAACATCAACAGATGTAGCGTCTCCCGCGAAGGGCGTTACACTGATGAAGCGGAATGGTGCTGCACGGTAGTCCCCGGTACTGCAGAGCGCCCAGCCCGCAGAAGTCGCCCCAAACAGTCTGGCACTCCATGGGATTTCCTTTCCCCCGTCAGCTGGTGGACCGGCCGGACCAACCTCCCCCTCCGGTGGGCGCAAAGGGGGAGGATCAGCTTCCCAGGTTTCTCTGCACCGAGCCGCCTGGGAAGGCCTTGAGCACCCCCTGGTGGGGGAGGCAGAGCGTCGATGAGAGATGGCTCTATGCATCCGTCTTCGGGCACGCTCGCGTTCGTCGATATGTTGCCGTGCGTCCCGAAAGACGCGATGAAGCCGATGAACCTGCCAGGGGGTTTGGCATGGACGCATAGCTCAATGGGAGAGTGCACGGTTTACACCCGTGAGGTTCCAGGTTCGAGCCCTGGTGTGTCTACGCAAGAGATATCTAAGGAGTTGAGTAGGATGTGACACTCAACTAAAGCTCCAAGGGCGTGGGACAGCGCCCAGCGCGAAGGAGAGGCCACTCCTGTTGGATCTGCTCTCCTAAAGATCTGCCACCAGGTCTCTGACCGGCTTAGGTTGGTCACCAGTACCTGGTCCTAACGATCTGAGAGCATCGCGCAAAGCTCCAAGGACCGCCAAGGGTACCCCGGAGCACCGGAGCACTGTCCCACCTAACTTCCCTGGAGAGAAGCTGAGGATCTTCAATGTTCTACTGCGACCCATGTGGCAAGAAGAGGGATTGGCCCCTCTCGTTGGCACAGAGCCACGGCCCCTGTGAGATGTGCAGAAAGACCACACTCTGCAACGACGTCCCATCGAGCGCCCTTCCTAAGCCGAAGCCTAAGAAGGCGTCATGATCACACAGCAGCAGCTGGCGTGGATGGCCGGCATCGTGGACCTGAAGGGCCGGGTCTACATCAAGAAGAACCACAGTCGCAGGACCGGCCAGTACGTCATGGTCGTGGACTCCAAGAACCTTGTCGTGGTCCGGAGAATGTGCGAGTTGACCGGCACCAGCTCCGAGGGCAAGGAGACCAGGCCAGTCAGTGAGATCCTGCGCCACCCATGTCTGGAGCACTGCCCCGAAGCACACTCCCACGTCTACCGTGACGGGCTCATGATGCCGTTCATCGGCCGATGGACCATTACTGGTGCTTCTTTGGTCGTTGTACTGCGCAACTTGCTGCCGTACCTAGTGACTGATCGGGA